CGTCACCGAGCAGATGGGTGAAAAGATCGGCCTGGGTGTGGTCGGCAACATCGCCGGCACCACCGACACGGACCTCAAAGCCCGCGAGACCCGCGACCCTACCGGACTCGACGGCCGCGGTTACGTCTGTACTCAGACCAACTACGACACCCACCTCAAGTACCAGAAGCTCGACGCCTGGGCCAAATTCCCGGACTTCCAAGCCCGCATTCGTGACGCGATCATCAAGCTGATGGCGCTTAACCGCATCTGCGTCGGCTGGAACGGCATCAGCCGCGCAGCCACCTCCAACCCAGCAACCAACCCGCTGCTGCAGGACGTAAACATCGGCTGGCTGCAGAAAATGCGCCTGGAAAACGCCGCGCGCGTGATGAAGGAAGTAGTCGACGGCAGCGGCAAGATCGCCATCGGCGCCGGCAAGGACTTCGAGAACATCGACGCCCTGGTGTTCGCCATGGTCAACGAACTGATCGAGCCCTGGTACCAGGAGGACACCGAGCTGGTGGTGGTTTGCGGTCGCAAGATCCTGGCCGACAAGTACTTCCCGATCATCAACAAGCCCAATGCCCCGACCGAAATGTTGGCGGCCGACATCGTCACCAGCCAGAAGCGCATTGGCAACCTGCCGGCCGTGCGTGTCCCGCACTTCCCGGCCAACGGCCTGTTCGTAACCCGCCTGGACAACCTGTCGTACTACTGGCAGGAAGGCAGCCGCCGCAAGACCGTCGTCGATAACGCAGCCCGCGACCGCATCGAAAACTTCGAGTCGGTCAACGAGGCCTACGTCATCGAGGACCTGGGCTGCGCCGCGTTCGCCGAAAACATCGAGATCGCGTGAGGGATACCGCCATGACCAATCCCTGCCGACGCCACTTCCAGCGCGTGACCGCGGCCCAGGCCGCCGCGGCTACCGAACCTGAACAGACCATGGAAGGGGCTACCCAGTACGAACTGCACCTCGCCCAGCTCCACCAGGACCGACAGCGCCTGTCCGCAATCCAGTCGCGGGAAGGCAAAGGCAAGCTCAAGGTCGAGCTGCTGCCCGCCTACGAGCCCTATGTGGCGGGCGTGATCGAGGCCGGCCATGGCGCCCAGGACGACGTGCTGACCACCGTGATGATCTGGCGCTTCGACGCGGGCGACTGGGTGGGTGGCCTCGACGTTGCGGCCTACGTGCTGCAGCACGGGCTGAAGATGCCCGACCGCTTCGAGCGCTCCACCGGCTGCATCGTGGCCGAAGAGATCGCCGAGGCTGCGCTCAAAGCCCAGAAGACCGGCGAAACCTTCCCCATCGAGGTCCTGACCCGCACCGCCGAACTGACTGCCGAAGAGGACATGCCCGACGAGGCGCGCGCCAAGCTGATGCTGGCCCTCGGCAAGGCCACCCTCACCGGCCTGGACGAAGCCAACCCCGGCCAGCCAGGCCAGGTCCAGGCGGGTGTTGATCTGCTGCGCCGCGCCATCGAGCTGCATAGCAGCTGCGGCGGCAAGAAAGACCTGGAGCGCGCCGAGCGCCTCCTCAAGAAACACGCCGGCACTGCCGGTTAACCGAGCGTCCCACGCAACCCGGCGGCTCGGGACGGATCAGCGGCTTTCTCCTTGGCCAAGCTGTGAAGTCCCGACCACCGCCGACCTATTCCAGAGCAGGCGACCATGAGCGGATTCATCCCCGGCGGTACCGTACCCGGCGGTCACGTCAACAGCGATGCCTTCTGGCCGTCGATTGACCTGGACCAGATCCGCGAGACCCTGCGCATCGACTCCAGCGTCACCCCGGCCCGGCTCGAGACTGCCGTGATTGCCGCCGTGATCGCCGTGAACCGCGACCTGGTCGACTGGCGCACCAAGGCCCAGGCCAATGGCGCCGAGACGCTGGCCGACGTGCCCAGTACGCAGATCAATGGCCAATCCCAACAGGTGTACCTGTACCTGCGCGCCGTTGAGTGCGCGGCCGGCGCCGAAGTCTGCGAGCGGTACCGCGGCTACGACAGCAGCGGCAGCGGCAACAAGAACGCCGACGACACCATGCCGACAATCGACGACTACCGCCGCGACCAGCGTTGGGCCATCCGGGACTTCCTCGGCACCCCGCGCACTACCGTGGAGCTGCTGTGATGAACAAGCCCGAGATCATTGATTGGAATGAGATCTCCCAGCGCGGCCTGCTGGTCCGAATCAACCGGGAAATCATGCACCCGCTTGGCCTCGCCGTTTGCCGCGACCCGGCCACCGGCACTTCACCTGGCGCCGTGGTCAGCGAGGACGGCCCGTGGGTCTACCCGGACGACGTCGCGGCCGAGGAACCGAGGTAATGGCCGAGCAGCGCCGTACCCAGCAGCACGACACCGTCGACGCCCTGTGCTGGCGGCACTACGGCCGCACAGCCGGCGTGGTCGAGGCCGTGCTCGATGCCAACCCTGGCCTAGCCGATCACGGCGCCGAGCTCCCGGCCGGCCTGCTGGTCACCCTGCCCGAACTCCAGACGGCAGCCCCTGAACGACCGATGGTGAACCTATGGGACTGACCCGCGCGACCACCCAACCAAGGAAGGACCAACATGCCTGACCGTCCAGAAACCTGGGCCTTCTTGGCCTCCTGGCTCGAACACAACTGGCCCGGCCTGTATGCCGGGCTACTGGCGGCCCTCATTGCCGCGCTGCGGGTGATCTACGGCGGCGGGAAGATCCGCCAGTTGGTCATCGAAGCGCCGCTGTGCGGGTTCGTTGCCCTCTCGGCTAGCCACGGGCTGTCGCTGATCGGCATCCCACTTACCGCCGCGCCTTTCTTCGGCGGCCTGATCGGCCTGCTGGGCATCGAGTTTGTCCGGGCAGCCGCGAAGAAAACCTTCACCCGTAAGGAGAGGACCCTATGACCCTTCGCCACGGCGACCGCTCCCAGGCGGTCCGCGACCTGCAACGCAAGCTCAACTACCACGGCGCCAAGCTGTCGGCCGACGGGATCTACGGTGACGCCACCGAGGCCGCCGTCCGCACCTACCAGCTCAAGACGGGCCTGGTCTCCGACGGCGTGGCGGGTCCCAAGACGCTGGCCAGCCTGCTGGGCGCCGACACCCAGAAACTGCTGAAGCACGCCGACCTGGTGAAGGCCTCCGAACGCCTGGGCGTACCGGTGGCGGCCATCTACGCGCTAAACGAGGTCGAGTCGAAGGGGCGCGGATTCCTGGACAACGGCAAGCCGGTGATCCTGTTCGAGCGCCATGTCATGTACAAGCGCCTGAAGGGGCCTCGCGCCGTCGAACTCGCGCGTCTGAACCCTGCCCTGGTCAACCCGAAGCCCGGCGGATACATCGGCGGTACCGCCGAGCATCAGCGCCTGGCCCAGGCCCGCCAGCTCGATGACACTGCCGCTCTGGAGTCGGCCAGCTGGGGCGCCTTCCAGATCATGGGGTTTCACTGGGAGCGGCTGGGCTATGCCAACGTGCAGGACTTCGTTGATCACATGGCGCGCAGCGAGCCCGAACACCTGGAGGCCTTCGTCCGCTTCATCGAGACCGACCCCACCCTGCACAAGGCCCTGAAGGCCCTGAGATGGGCCAAGGTCGCCGAGCTGTACAACGGCGCCGACTACAAGCGCAACTTGTACGACGTGAAGCTGGAGCGCGCCTTCGAGCGGCACCAGGATCGCGCGCTGGCGGTAGCCTGATGGATCTGCGTAGCGGCTTGCTTGCTCTCGCCCTACTGGCGGCCGGCGCCGCCGCGCTGTGGGGTTGGGACCAGCAGCACCAGGTGACCACCGCCAAGGATGCCGGCAAGCGGCTGGCAGACCAGCTCGAACGCACGCAGCAAGACCGCGACCAGAATCTGGCGACGGCCAACCAACTGAAATCCGAACTGGCGAACGAGCGTGCCAGCCAGGCCAAGCTGCTTGCCCTGCAAGGCGAGCTGCGCCAGGGCCTGGCCCAGCGCGAGCGCATGATCGAGGCCCTCAAGCATGAAAAACAGCAACTTCGCGAATGGTCTGACCAGCCTCTGCCTGACGCTGCTCGCCGGCTGCGCGAGCGCCCCGCCCTCACCGGCGCCGACGCTTATCGTCAGTGGCTGTCCGGTAGTCGTCCCGTGCCAGCTGCCGGCGACGGCACCGACGCGCAACGGCCAGTTGCTCACTGACCAGGAGCGCACCGAACTGGCCTGGGCCGAGTGCGCCGCCCAGGTCGACCGTGTCTATCAGCACCAGGTGACCCATGAACAAACCCGATAGCCTGCGCGAACACCTGCTCGCCGCCGTCCCCGGCCTCGCTCGCAACCCTGAGCGGCTGCTGATGTTCATCGACAGCGGCAAGGTCCGTTGCACCGCGGCCGCCAGTTTGTCGTTCGAGTACGCCTACAGCCTGCAGATCATCCTGACCGATTTCGCAGGCCACCCCGACAGCGTGATGCTGCCGATTCTGGGGTGGCTGCGGATCAACCAGTCCGAGCTGCTGGTCAACCTCGACAAATCTGCCGATGGGCTTACCTTCGAAGCCGATCTACTGGACAGGAGCAAAGTCGACCTCAGCCTGACCTTGCCGCTAACGGAGCGGGTAGTGGTGAAGCGTATGGACGGTGGTGGCTTCGACGTGACCCACCCCGGCGAGCCGCAGTACGAACCATACGAAGGCCTCGGTGAGATGATCCTCTATGCCGGCGGAGAGCCGCTCGCGTCCTGGCAACCGCCTGTGGCGCCGGATGGCATGGCATTGGCTATGCCTCATCCGAAGGTCAAACCTCATGTCTGACCTGGACGCCCTTGAACAGTGGGTCAGCCCGCTCCTGCAGCGGCTTGAGCCAACCGCCAGAACCAAGCTGGCGCGAACCGTTGCCAAGGACCTGCGCAGAAGCCAGCAACAGCGCGTCATCGCTCAGCGCAACCCAGACGGCACCCCATATGCCCCGCGCAAGTCGCGGCAACTCAGGGGCAAGAAGGGCCGCGTGCGGCGCAAGCTGAAGATGTTCCAGAAGATGCGCACCGCCACCTACCTGAAAGCCCAGGGTGATGCCAAGGGTGCCTCGGTAGGGTTTGCTGGCCGGATCGCCAGGATAGCCAATATCCACCAGAGAGGCCTGAAAGACCGTGTAGCCCGCGGAGGTGCGGTTGTCCAATACGAGCAGCGGGAGCTGCTAGGGTTCACCGACGCCGAAATCGAACAGCTCAGGGATACCTTGCTGGCTCACCTAACCCTGTAATCCTCGCTCCTACAAGCCCACGCGAATGCACTCACGCGCGCGTGGCGCGACCATCGCCGGCATGAACATCGCCGACCTGAACCGCCTGCTGGAAAACCTGATCCGCTTTGGCACCATCGCCGAGGTGCAGCACAAGCCGCCTCGTGTGAAGGTCCGTACCGGAGGCAACCTGACGACCTGGCTGCCGTGGATGGCCTGGCGTGCTGGTGCAGACCAGGAATGGGACCCGCCCACCGTGAATGAACAGGTTCTGCTGCTCTCTCCAAGCGGGCAGATGGGCAACGGCGTCGTTTTCACCGGTCTGTTCAGCGACTCCATTCCCGCGAACGGCGACCGTCCAGGGCTGCACCGCCGGACTTACCGCGATGGCGCCGTGATCGAGTACGACAGCATTGCACACCACCTCAGCGCTGTGCTGCCCGAGGGAGGTACCACACACCTGACCAGCACGGGCGGCATTCATATCGTCGGCCCGATCACCCATGAAGGCGACTACACCCAGACCGGCAACCAGAACATCACTGGCAAAGTCACGGTGTCCATCGACGTCGTTGCGGCCGGCATCAGCCTGGTCAAGCACGTTCACGGCGGCGTTATGTCAGGCCCTGGCCAAACGGGGGTACCACAATGAACCGGCGCACGGGGGCTTCCCTGGGCAAGCTGGAACACATCGCCCAGTCCATCGAAGACATCCTCACCACCCGCCAGGGCACCCGCGTGGAGCGCCGCGAGTACGGCAGTCTGCTGCCCGAACTGGTTGACCAGCCGCTTAACCCCGCTACCCGTCTACGCCTCTACGCCGCGACCGCCATGGCGCTGATGCGCTGGGAGCCGCGGATTAGCCTGGCGCAGGTCGAGCTGGTGGTCGGCGACCTCAGCGGCCGCGCTGAACTGAGCCTGACCGGCGTCCTGGTCGACACCAACGAACCCTTCAACATCCGCACACCACTGCAGCTGGGGGGCAGTGCATGAATACCTTCCTGCCTATTGACCTCAGCCAGCTCCCTGCCCCAAAGGTGGTGGAGCAAATCGACTTCGAGCAGATCCTCGCCGAGCGCAAGGCTTATACCGTCAGCCTCTGGCCAGCAGATGAACAGGCCGAGATCGCCGCGCGCCTGGAGCTGGAGTCGGAACCGATCACCAAGCTGCTGCAGGAGAACGCCTACCGGGAAATGATCCTGCGGCAGCGGGTCAACGAGGCTTCGCTCGCCGTGATGCTCAGCTCGGCCGGCGGCAACGACCTGGACCAGGTCGCCGGCAACTTCAACGTCAAGCGCCTGGTCATCCAGACTGCCCAGCCACAGGCCGTGCCGCCCATTCCGCAGGTGCTGGAGAGCGACGAGGCGCTGCGGGAGCGTGCGCAGATGGCTTTCGAGGGCCTGAGCACCGCCGGGCCGCGTAATGCCTACATCTTCCACGCCCGCGCCGCTGACGGCAGGGTCGCGGACGCGACGGCGGACAGCCCGTCACCGGCTGTGGCAGTCGTCACCGTGCAGGCCGCACAAGGGGACGGTACTGCCAGCGAAGCCCTGCTCGCCACGGTGCGTAGCTACCTGAACGACGAGGATCGTCGCCCCGTGGCTGACCGCTTGATCGTCCAAGGTGCTGAAATCATCCCGTACCAGGTCAAGGCGAAACTGTTCCTGAAAACACTCGGCCCTGAAGCTGAGCCCATCCTCGACGCCGCTGAGCAAAAGCTGCTGGCTTTCGTCCACCAACGGCGCCGTCTGGGCATGCAGATATCTGAATCCGCCATCCATGCGGCGTTGCATGTCGAAGGTGTCCGCAAAGTCGAGCTTGAAGGCTGGTCGGATATCAACGCCACCCTTAGCCAGGCGCCTTACTGCACTGCAGTCGCAGTTGACCAGAGTAACGAGCCATGAGGCTGCTACCCGGTAACTCGACGCCGCTTGAGCGTCAGGCGGCCGAGGCAATGGCCCAGATCGAGCGGGTACCTGTACCCATGCGCGATCTGATCAATCCTGAGCGCTGCCCCATTGCGCTGTTGCCCTTCCTGGCCTGGGCGTTCTCCATCGACCGCTGGGACAGCGACTGGTCGGAGGCCGTCAAGCGTCGGGCGATCCGCTCATCGTACTTCGTGCACTCTCGCAAAGGCACCATCGGCGCCTTGCGTCGCGTGGTCGAACCGTTGGGCTACCTGATCGAGGTCGTGGAATGGTTTCAAACCGAGCCGAATGGCGTGCCCGGCACCTTCGCAATCAAAGTCGGGGTCAACGACGAGGGCATCAGCGACGAGACCTACCAAGAGCTGACTCGACTGATTGATGACGCCAAGCCACTCACCCGACACCTGACGGGACTCGCAATCAGCCTCGAAACAAGCGGCTCGATCTACATCAGCAGCGGCTTCTACGACGGTGACGAACTGGACATTTTCCCCCCTGCACCACGCGCTATCGATATCACCGGATCGATTGGTCGTGGCGGTCGCGATCACACGATAGACACAATGGACATTGCACATGGCTGACCAGAACACGCAGTTCTACGCCATCCTCACCAACGTGGGAGCGGCGAAACAGGCAAACGCGGATGCGCTGGGCATCCCTTGGAAAATCACCCAGCTCGGGGTCGGCGATGCCAACGGTATTGAACCGACCCCTAACGCAACCCAGACACGCCTGATCAATGAGTGGCGCCGCGCGCCACTGAACCAGCTCAAGGTGGACGAAAAGAACAACGCCATCATCGTGGCTGAGCAGGTAATCCCCGCCGAGGTCGGCGGCAAATGGATCAGGGAAATCGCACTGTACGACGCCGACGGGGACATGGTGGCAGTCGCGAATTGTCCGCCGACTTATAAACCACTGCTGAATCAAGGGTCTGGCCGCACGCAAGTGGTCCGGATGAATCTCCTGATCAGCAGCTCTTCGAATGTTGAGCTGAAGATCGACCCGTCTGTAGTGCTCGCAACCCGCGAATACGTTGACACACGTGTTATCGAGCGGATCAACATGCACGACGTCAAGCAATCGGTACGCGTTGCCACCACGGTAGCTATCGAGTTGATCGGACTCCAGCAGATTGACGGGGTGCAGTTGGCGGCGGGAGATAGGGTGCTCGTCAAAGACCAAACAGATGCAACGAAAAACTGGATTTACACCGCCGCAGTCGGGGTCTGGCCGCGCGCTCTGGACGCCAACACAAGCGCAGTGTGTTCACCTGCTCATCTGATCGCAGTGCATGCAGGCACGATCAACGCAAGCTCGGTATGGCAGTTGAGCAACACCAGCTTCCCGATTCTTGGATCGACTCCGCTAGTGTTCCGTTCTGTGATCAGTAAAACCGTTGTCCCAGGCATCTACGGTCGCGTTCAAGTCGATGCTCTGGGCCGAGTGACAGCAGGCAGCTGGAACCCGACAACACTTGCCGGATTCGGCATCATTGACGCGCCGACAAAAGTCGAGATGGCGAAAGCGATCAGCGATGCCTTGAAGCTCCCGCTGGCGGCGCTTGATTACCCCACCGTCGCCACGCCCGACGGGCGCTTATCGCTCGTGGCGACTGCGCAGGCAGGCGGCGGGGGAACAGTGAGCGTGCCGGCGGGGGTCAACATTCTGCTCGCCGAGGCTGATGTGGCTGGGGAACTGGGCCAGCCGCGCGTTGTGAAAACCACTGCATGGACAAGCGCAGCATTGCCGGTCAACTCGCAACTGTTCTTGCGTGCGAACTTCCAAGCAGGCGCACTGACGCTGTATACCGCCCCGGGCACCGACTCCGATGCTGTGCCCGCGAGCTATCGATCATCGGCCGGGCAGGCATCATCAGGATTCGACTCGACGTCGATCGACATATTGCTTGCGAAAGTCGTGACCGGCGCGGCCGGCAGCAAACCGGCTGTAGTTGCCCTGGCGAACAAGAAGGCTCTGGAGGCAGTAGCGTTCTGGGCCGGTGCTTCTGGTGGCTACACACTCGAACTCAATTGGGCACGTACACCGCGCGCATATGTTGCGAGCTTTACGGACTTTGACGACTTCACAAAGTCAGACTACTCGATTGTCGCCGAGCCGGTCGGTACAAACTCTGCAGGGGTGCCAATCGGAACGGGTGATGGGGCAAAGTTCAGTGACCGTTACTATGGGCGCGTTGGCATTAGCGCATACATCCCAACGGGCACTATCGGGCCAGGCAAGATGAACGCGCGGGTGAGGTGGCAAGCATGATGAAAGCATTGATTCAGGAGGGTGTTGTCGTTGGTCTGGCCAGCGGTGATGCGCTGGGCATTCCCCTGCCGGGGGGCGTTCCGGTGTGGATCGGTTGGCGATATGACGGCGATGAGTTTACCCCACCGGTCGTTGAGCAGCCCTCGCCCCGTGATGTCGCGAATACTGAGCGCGCGTGGCGCGACGCTGAACTCGGTGCGCTGGTCTGGTTGCGTGATCGTCATCGCGATCAGCTGGAAATTGGCGCCGAACCGACGTTGACAGCAGCGCAGTTCACTGAGCTGCTGATTTTCATGCAAGCGTTGCGCGACTGGCCACAAGCCGACGCGTTCCCAGATTTCGCAGCGCGGCCAATCGCTCCGGCTTGGATTGAGTCCGTCATGTAGGGGGCGATCCTACAACCCTTCCGGCTCGCTGCAGTTCCGCGCGCGCGGCAGTCTGTGCAGTGTCACCCCACTGCAAAGGCACCTACCATGGCCGACGAATACCACCACGGCGTCCGGGTCCTCGAAATCAACGAGGGCACCCGCCCAATCCGCACCGTTTCTACCGCCGTGGTCGGCCTGGTCTGCATCGCAGACGACGCCGATGCGGCTACCTTCCCCCTCGACACCCCCGTCCTGCTGACCAACGTGCAGAGCGCCATCGGCAGGGCCGGAAAGACCGGTACGCTTGCCGCCAGCCTGCAAGCCATCGCCGAGCAGACCCAGCCCGCGACTGTGGTTGTGCGCGTGGCGAAGGGCGCTACGGACGCCGAGACCACCAGTAACCTGATCGGCACCACCACCGATACCGGCAAGTACACCGGCATGAAAGCCTTGCTGGCCGCCAAAACCCGCCTCAAGGTCACCCCGCGTATCCTCGGCGTGCCAGGCCTCGACACCCTGCCGGTGGCCACCGCCCTGACCGCGATTGCCCAGCAGCTGCGCGGCTTCGCCTACGTCAGCGCGAGCGGCTGCAAGACCAAGGAAGAAGCTGTCGCCTATCGCGAGAATTTCGGCGCGCGTGAAACTATGGTGATCTGGCCGGACTTCGAGCAGTGGAGCACCGCCAGCAACGCCACCGTCACTGCGCCGGCCGTGGCCCGCGCCCTGGGCCTGCGCGCCAAGATCGACAAGGAAATCGGCTGGCACAAAACCCTTTCGAACATCCCGGTCAACGGCGTGACCGGCATCAGCGCCGACGTGTTCTGGGACCTGCAGAACCCGGCGACCGACGCCAACTACCTCAACAGCAACGAAGTCACCACGCTTATCAACGCCGACGGCTTCCGCTTCTGGGGCAGCCGCACCTGCACCGAAGACCCATTGTTCGCCTTCGAGAACTACACCCGCACCGCCCAGGTGCTGGCCGACACCATGGCAGAGGCGCACATGTGGGCGATGGACAAGCCCATGCATCCCTCCCTGGTGCGCGACATCATCGAGGGCATCAACGCCAAGTTCCGCGAGCTGGTGGCCGGCGGCTACCTGATCGGCGGCAGCGCCTGGTACGACGAAGAGGTCAACAGCGCCACTACCCTCAAGGCCGGCAAGCTCTACATCGACTACGACTACACGCCGGTACCACCGCTGGAGGACCTGACCCTCCGCCAGCGCATCACCGATCGATACCTGGCTGACTTCGCCAGCCGCATCAACAGCTGACGGAGACCGCCACCATGGCCATGCCGCGCAAACTCAAGAACATGAACCTCTTCAACGAGGGCACCAGCTACCTGGGCGTGTGCAAGACCTGCACCCTGCCGCCGCTGAGCCGCAAGATGGAAGGCTACCGCGGGGGCGGCATGAACGGCCCGGTGAAGGCCGACCTGGGCTTTTCCGACGACGGTATCCAGTTCGAATGGAAGACCGGCGGCCTGGACCTGCTGGGCCTGCGCCAATTCGGCGCGGTGAAGGCCGACGGCGTGATGCTGCGCTTCGCCGGCAGCTTCCAGCAGGACGACACCGGTACCGTATCGGCAGTGGAGGTCGTCGTCCGCGGCCGCCACGAAACCATCGAGATGGGCGAAGCCACGCCCGGCGAGGACACCGAGCACAGCATCACCACCACCTGCAGCTACTACAAGCTGGCGGTGGACGGTGAGGTCCTGGTCGAGATCGACCTGCTCAACTTCATCGAGATCATCGACGGCAAAGACATGCTCGCCGAGCAGCGTAAAGCCATAGGCATCTAACCCCTCTTCCCCACTGGAGCCACCATGAAGACCACCGAAGCCACCCCGCTGAACGACAACCAGGTCGAGCTGGACACCCCAATCAAGCGCGGCGACACCGAGATCGCGCTCGTTACCCTGCGCAAGCCCACCTCCGGCGAGCTGCGCGGCCTGCACCTGTCCGAACTGCTGCAGATCGACGTGGCCAGCCTGATCAAGCTGGTGCCGCGCATCAGCGAGCTGAACGAGTACGAGGTCAGCCGTCTGGACCCGGCCGACCTGTTCGCCATCGGTACGAAGGTCGCCAGTTTTTTGCTGCAGAAGCGGATGAAGACGGACGCATCCCTCGTTGCGTAGAAGACGCGATGGCCGATGTGGCCATCGTCTTTCACTGGTCGCCCGGTGACATGGACAGGCTCAGCGTTTGCGAGCTGATGGACTGGCGCGAGCGAGCGCGGATCAGGAGTAACAACCATGGCAAATGACCTGCGCCTGCGGGTGCTGTTGGACGCCATCGACCAGGCCACCGCGCCGCTCAAACAGATCGACAAGGCCAGTCTCGAGGCTGGCCGGCAGCTCAAGGCGGCCCGCGACCGCCTCAAGGAGCTGAACGCCCAGCAGAAGGACGTCAGTGCCTGGCGCACCCAGCTCACCCAGACCCAAGAAACCACCCAGGCGCTGGAGGCTGCCCGGGCGAAGGTCCGCGCCATCGCCCAGGAGATGGCGGCCACTGGGGCGCCCACGAAGGCCATGGCCAGCAACATGCGCACGGCGGTGCGCGAGGCACAGCGGCTCAAGACGGAGCACCAGCAGCAGGCCGAGAAGCTGCAGCAGTTGCGCGGCAAGCTGTACAGCGCAGGCATCAGCACCCGCGACCTGGGCAGCCATGAGCGCAAGCTGCGCGAACAGATCACATCGACGAACGAAGCCATCAGCGCCCAGAGCAGGCGTATGGAGGAGCTGGCCAGCCGACAAGCGAAGCTGGCCAAAGCCCGTGCAGCCCTCGAACGGACCCAGGGTCTGGCCGCGAAGATGGCCGGCACCGGCGCCGCCGGCCTGGCGACGGGGTATGCCGCAGCTCAGCCGGTGAAAGCTGTCCTGGGCGCATTCGCCCCGAACGAGGATTCGGCGACACAGCTGAAGGTCTCGATGATGGGCAGCAACGGCCAGGTCGCCGAGGACTTTAAGAAGATCAGCGACCTGGCCACCAGCCTCGGCGACCGCCTGCCCGGCACTACTGCCGACTTCCAGAACATGATGACCATGCTGCGCCGGCAGGGCATCAGTGCGCAGAGCATCCTGGGTGGTACCGGGGAGGCTGCTGCTTATCTAGGTGTGCAACTGAAGATGCCTGTAGAGGAAGCGGCAGAGTTCGCCGCCAACATGCAGGACGCCACTCGAACGTCTGAAAAGGACATGCTCGCGCTGATGGACACTATCCAGCGTGGCTTTTACCTGGGCGTTAAGAGTGAGGACATGCTGCAGGGTTTCAATAAGATCGCCCCTGTCATGGATGTCATCAAGAAATCAGGCATCGATGCTGCAAACGAACTTGCCCCGCTGCTGGTCATGATGACTCAGGCCGGCATGGAAGGAGGCGCAGCCGGCAACGCGTACCGCAAGATCTTCCAGGCTGGTCTTGATAAAGATGGCGTCGACGACGTCAACGACATGAAGGCCCTGAAGCAAAAGAACATCAAGCTCAGCTTCACCGGCAAGGACGGCAACTTCTCGGGGCTGGAGAACCTGTACGCCCAGGTCGAAAAGCTCAAGGTCCTGAACGACGAAGACCGCACCGCGGCTATCAAGGCCCTGTTCGGGGACGACTCGGAAACCCTGACGGTCCTCAACACCATGATGAACAAGGGGCTGGCCGGCTATCAGGAGGTACAGAAAAAACTCCAGGACCAGGCCGACCTGCGCACCCGCGTCAACGAGCAGCTCAACACCCTGAGCAACGTCATGGAGGCGGCCGAGGGCAGCTTCACCAACGCCCTCGCAGAGTTTGGCGCCGCTGTAGCCCCAGAGCTGAAGGGGTTGATCAACACCTTGGGCGAAGTCGCGGCCAGCGTCGGCGCCTGGGCGCGAGAGAACCCCGCGCTGGCCGGCGGACTGGTAAAGGTCGTCGCTGCGGTGGCAGTACTTGCCGCAGGCTTCGGCGGCCTGGCCATCACCATGGCCAGCTTGCTCGGCCCGTTCGCCATGGTGCGCTACGGCATGGCGCTGTTCGGCGTGAAGAGTTCCGGCATGTTCTCGGTGGTTGGCCGGTTGGTCGCAGTGCTGAAAGGCGGTCTGCTGACCGCCATTCGCGCCGTGAGCATCGCGCTCTGGGGCCTGGCAACGAACCCGGTGGCCCTGACCATTGCGGCCGTGGTCGCCGCCCTGGCCGGCGCCGCCTACCTGATCTACCAGAATTGGGACCAGGTGAAGGCGTACTTCGCCAACGCCTGGACGGAGATCCGCGCAGGCTTCGGCGCCGGCATCGGCGGCATCCTGACAGTGTTGGCCAACTTCAGCCCCATCGGCCTGATCTATCAGGCCTTCGCCGCGGTGCTGAACTACCTGGGCGTCGACATGCCCAGTCGCTTCACCGAGTTCGGCAACATGATCGTCAACGGCCTGGTCAACGGGCTGATGTCTGGCCTAGGCCAGATCAAGGACGCCGTGTCGGCCCTGGGTGACTCCACCATCGGCTGGTTCAAGGAGAAGCTCGGGATTCACAGCCCCTCCCGCGTTTTCGCCGAACTGGGCGGGTTCACCACCGAGGGCCTTGCCATGGGCCTGGACGACGGTGCCAAGGCTCCGCTGGAGGCGGTCAACCGCATGGGCCAGCAGCTGACGGACGCCGGCACATTCGCGCTCAAGGGCACGCTACCGGAGTTCAACGGCGGTGGCCCGCTTGCCGCTGGTGGCACGCCCATCACCATGGATGACCGTGCCCCCCTGGGCGCAGCACCGTCTGCGAGCTACGACAGCCACGACATCTACGAGATCAACATCCATCCCACCCCAGGCATGGACCCGCAGGCCATCGGCCGGGCGGTCCGCGCCGAGCTGGCCCGCATCAACAGCGAGAAGGCCGCCCGCCAGCGCAGCCGCCTTACCGACCAGGAGTAACCCGCCATGATGCTCGCACTGGGCATGTTCGTCTTCAGCCTGCACACCCTGGCTTACCAGGAGATGCAACGGCAAACCGAGTGGCGCCATGCCGCCAGCAACCGCATCGGCGCCCAACCGTCACGGCAGTTCCTCGGCCGTGGCGAGGACTCCATCACCCTCCCCGGCCTTCTGCTACCGGAGCTGGCCGGCACCCCGTCGGCGCTCGATGCCCTGCGGCACATGGCGGACACCGGCAAAGCCTGGCCTCTGGTCGAGGGCACCGGCCGCCTGCTGGGTCTATGGGTGATCGAGAGCCTCAGCGACAACCGAACGCTGTTCTTCCAGGACGGCGCCGCGCGGCGCATCGACTTCACCCTCAGCCTCAAGCGCATCGATGACGGCCGCATCGACATGCTCGGCGCCGGCATCGCGGGCGGTGTGAACATCCTGAGGCAGCTGCTGTGATCGAAGCCGCCATCGCCAAGGTCACCGGCTTCCTGCGGAACACCTACGACGGACTGCAGCGTGATGCCGCGTATCCGGTGCCGGCATTCCGAATCACCGTCAACGGCAGCGATATCGCTCAACTGATCAGCCCGCGCCTCATGAGCCTGCAGCTCACCGACAACCGCGGCCTCGAAGCGGACCAGCTGGACCTGACCCTCAGCGACCACGACGGGCTGCTGGTGATTCCTCCGCGCGGCGCCGTAGTGCGCCTGTGGCTGGGATGGAGCGACACCGGCCTGGTGGACAAAGGCAGCTACATCGTCGACGAGACAGAGCACAGCGGCGCGCCGGACGTGCTCAGTATCCGCGCCAGGTCGGCGGATCTGCGCAAAGGCCTGAAGACCAAGCGCGAACGCAGCTGGAGCGCGACCACGCTGGGCGAAGTCCTGGGCGACATCGCCCAGGGCAATGGGCTCACCGCGACGATCTCCGGCGCCCTGGATGGGTTGGCCATCCCCCAGCTCGACCAGGCCAACGAGTCCGATGCGAACCTGCTGACGCGCCTGGGCGAGGACTTCGACGCGGTGGCCACCGTGAAAGCCGGCTGCCTGGTGTGCATGCCGGCCGGCGGCGGCAAGACCGCCAGCGGCCTGGACCTGCCCCACATCACCCTCACCCGCGCCGACGGCGACCAGCACCGGTTCCTGCAGGCCGACCGCGACAGCTATGACGGTGTGCGGGCCTACTACTACGACGTGAACAGCGCCAAGAAACAGGAGGCCATTGCCGGTGGCGGCGAGAACCTCAAGGATCTGCGCCACACCTACAGCGATCGGCAGTCCGCCCTGCGCGCCGCCCGGGCAGAGCTGAACCGGCTGCAGCGAGGCGCCGCCACGCTCAGCTACACGCTGGTCAAGGGCCGGCCGGACCTGATCCCGGAGCTGACGTACACGCTCCAGGGGGTGAAGTCGGAGATCGATGAAATCATCTGGTACGGCGGGAACGTCCAGCACAGCCTGACGGCCGACGCCGGCTACACCATGAGCCTGGAGCTGGAAAGCAAGCTGCCAGAGGACACGGTCGAAGGCCTGCTTGAGGACGGAGTGCGCGGCAAGATCAAGTACACGGGGGTCATCGCCTTCTACCGCGACAAGGATTCGGGGAAAGAAAAGTCAGTCACTGCCGGCGATCAGACCAAGCCAAGGCGCCTGCGCCGCTTGTACGTGAACGAGAAGAATGCGCGGCGGGCTGCAGACCGCGAATGGAAGCGCATGCAGCAGCAAGCCCAGTAGCATCAACAAAGAACCCGGCGCACGGCCGGGCTCCTTGTCTATCGCGCGGCGAGAAGAGCATCCAGAAACCGGATTATGTCCTCGCGTCCTTGCGGATCGAGCTGCCTGAACATCTGCACGACCATCCGTTCGCGCTGGTTGAGCTCAAGCGACTCAACTACTTTGGGCTGGTTGGTCTCCACCTGTTTCACTACCGACATGTTTCACTCCATTTCACACGTTCGGGCGCCCGGTACCAACATCGGTACCGACCAAAGCACCCTAGGAAGGAGCGATTCTCGGTTTGGTTGAGCGTGCCACCAGCCCATTCATCGATGACCGCAGAGGAATCTACGGCTGAGGGCAAAGATCAATGGCTTTCTGCGCGATAGTCGAGTAGTCCGCTGGAACCTCTTTCATCCAACGGCTTGGCTTCAAGATCGTCTTGACCTCCAGCCATCCGCGTTCCGTCGCAACCTTCTTTGCACTTGCGTTCAATGCATAGAAGCTTCCATCAGGAGCTTTCACAAAGGCTTTCGGGGGATTCGGTTCACAGAACAGTTCCACACTGGCAACTGTGAACGGCCAGTCATCACCGAACTCCTGAGCGCTTACTTTCTTGCCTTCGTCTTGGCCGCTGCACCCGGCCAAGGTCAGAGCGGCTAAAAACAGGGCCGCCCCCAGCACTTCCTTGAGCATCTTCAACTCCTAGTCACTTGCGGTTAAACGCGGCAAGGAGCCGCCCAACGGCACCTCGATCCTCCGCACTGAGCGCACGAATTTGCTGCAGCGCCTCCATCTCATCGGCTCCGATTGAAACCTCCGGGGTAGGAACCCGCTGTCCAGTTACCACATAGAGAACATCAACTCCTGCAGCGGTAGCGTGGTTCAACAAGGCAGCACCTGGCTCCCTGGTGCCAGCTTCGTAGCTGGCCAGCGTTCTTTTCGACACCCCAACGATAAAGGCCAGCTCGTCCTGAGTCAGGCCGAGCCGCTTGCGTTCTGCCTGTAGGCGCGCACCCATTTCTTCAAGAAGATGCACAAACGTTCCTTATCACTATTTACAAATGAACAAATGTGCATCATTCTTCGCATACCACTACACGAAATTGCACGATTGACCACTATGCACGCCACCCCAGTTACCGAGCAAGCCTGCCTGGATGCCCGCAAACGCTTGGAAAAGCAGGGTATCTCGGCGAAAGAGTTCGCCATCAACCATGGACTACATCCCAGCACCGTCTATGCGGTCCTTCTAGGGCAGAAAAAGTGCCTTCGCGGGGAAGCCCATCGAGCGGCTGTGCTGCTCGGAATCAAGAGCGGCGAAGTCGAAAATTAGCCCCCCTGGCCCAAGGAAGACACCAGAACATGAAGCGTCCAGTTCTAGAAACCCTTCGCCAGGTAGTCAGCGCTGTGATCTGCGCCTTCCCTGGCGGCCGCGAGAGCGCAGCAGCACGCCTGGGCTACGAGTTGAAGCGGTTCGATAACCATGTCTACGAGAACGCTGGCAGCCGGCCGTTGAGCTATGACCAGATCCACCAGCTGGAGCGGGACACGGGGACGACCTTCCTCCCTGAGTTCATTTCCCACCTGTATGGCGGCATGTTCGTGCCGCTCGTCCGGCCGGAGAAGCTGGACAACATCGATCTCTACGCCCGGGCGGTGAACACCGCGGCCAAGCGTGGCGTGGTCGATCAGATCATCGACAAGGCCTTGGATGATGGCGTTATCGAGCCAGACGAGGCGAAGGCGATCATGCAAGCCCATACCCGGTATCTGGCAGCACGCCAAGCGGAGGTCATGGCGACGATCCAGCTGCACAGCAAAGGGGGTGTGCATTGAGCACCTACAAGCTCGTTTGCCCTCACTGCGGCGGCCGCATGCGCATCCGTACCAGCGAGGGAACCCACATCTTTCTGCGCGTTGCGTACTTGCAGTGCGTGAACGAGGCCTGCGGCTGGTCCGTTCGTGCCCAGTTCGAAATGACCCATGAAATGAGCCCGAGCGGCATGCCGAACCCGTCGGTTCGCCTGCCTGTTGCGACCGTGGCCCTGCGCCGCCAAGCGATGAAGTCTGCCACTGGCGACGACCACCCGGATCTGCTGGACCAACTGGATATGGAGGCTGTGAACGCATGAACGCTATCGCATCGATCTCGACCGTTGAAACCGACTACCGCGCGGCCATGCAGCAGGCTGCGGTGGCGTACCTGTTCCGCCGAGAAGGCCTTCACCTGTCCGGTGACCACCAGGTGCTCGAGAACTGCCGGCGGTACCTGGTGCAGTCGCTGGAAGTCCCTGCACACCTGGTACAGCGGATCGCCGAGCTGGCCGTGGCGGAGTTCGAGAGCAAGACCACCAAGCGCCTGCAGCTGGTAGGCATCTGCGCCACCAGCGGGATCTTCCGCCCACGACTGATCCTTCTGGACACCATCACCCAGCACCGCTACCAGGTGCCGGCACGCTACCTGCCGCGCCGCATGCTGCAACACCGCGACACCTCCAAGTAACCCGATCCAACCCCTTCCCGATGCCCCGTTCTGCGTGGGTAAGGGGAAACTGCATTCCACTGGTGGCCGAAATGAGCAACATCACCATCCAAATCACGCTCGACGAGCAGCAGGCAAAGCAGTACCAGCTGTGGCTTGCCGGGCAGTATGCCCACGCCATGGCTGAGGTCTGGTACTCCGATCGCTATCGCGATGTACCCACCGGCGAGCGCGGCCGCAAAGTTCTCCAGGACCTCCCATACCTGCGTGGCATCTGCCGGACAAGCAAGGCCCTTGAGTCGCAGCTTGGCCCACTATCGGTGGAGCGTCAGCTGTGAAACCACAAACCATGGAACACCAGCTGCGCGCAGATGTACTCCAGCGGCTGGAGGGCGACTACGGCCTGCAGCACATGGCCGGCACCGAGTACATGCGCAAGGGCACCTGCCCTCAGTGCAATCAACGGCGCCTGTTCTCGCGATACGACAACCCCTGGTTCATCCGCTGCGGCCGCGAGCAGAAGTGCCGCTATATGGCGCCAGTCAAGGAACTGTACCCGGACCTCTTCGACGACTGGAGCAAGCGCGCTCCAGCGACCAAGGAAGAACCGGCGGCGAGCGCTATTGCATACTTGACCTTCGCCCGCGGCTTCCGCCTGGAACTCATCAAGGGCTGGTACACCCAGGAGAGCTACCACGACAGCGAGTTGGGCATCGGCTCGGCCACCGTGCGCTTCACGCTCGAACATGGCGGCTATTGGGAACGCCTCATCGATCAGCCGCACCGGTTCGGCAAGAAGAAGGCGCGCTTCCAGCCAGGCAAGAGCTACAAGGGCTATTGGTGGTGCCCACCGTGCCTCGACCTGCAGGAGGTCAAGGAGCTGTGGATCGTTGAAGGCATCTTCGACGCCATCGCCCTGCTGCATAACGGGATCGCGGCCGTGGCAGCCCTGTCATCGAACGCCTACCCCGAGGAATCGCTCAAGGCGCTGATCGCCACCTGCGAAGGCAAGACGCCGAAGCTGGTATGGGCGCTCGACAACGAGCCTGGGGCACACAGGTACACCAAGACCTGGGTCGAGCGTGCCCGCGCGCTCGGCTTCACCTGCGAGGCCGCGCAGATCCCGCAGCCAGATGCCCGCAAAGTCGACTGGAACGACTTGCACCAGCGCTGGGCCTTCATGGATGACGACGAAGCCCGGGCGGCACGTATCAAGGATGAGCTGGACGAGGCCAAACACCACGGCGCGCTGCTCATTGCCGAGAGCGCCGTAGAGAAGGCGCTGTTGATGTACCAGTGGCGGGAGCGTGAAGAGTTCCACTTCGGCTTCGACTCCCGCCTCTACTGGTGGCGACTGGACATTTCCAAGTTCAACAGCGCCATGCAGGCCCTGGACTCCAGCGAGACCCAAGAGGACCAGCAGCTCAACGACAAAGCTCGCCGCGCCAAGGCGCTGCGCATGTCCGGCTGCGTGGTCGAGATCGCGAACTGCTACCCCCGGGCCTTGTACTACCAGCGCAACGAGATCACCGACGAGTCCTGGTACTTCTTCCGCGTCGACTTCCCCCACGACGGGGCTGCGGTGAAGAACACCTTCACCGGCAGCCAGGTGGCTACCGCCAGCGAATTCAAGAAACGCCTTCTCGGCATGGGTGCCGGGGCCGTGTTCACCGGAAGTGGACAACAGTTGGACAAGATCATGAAAGACCAGCTCTTCGGCATCAAAACCGTGCAGACCATCGACTACATCGGCTACAGCCGGGAATACGGCTGCTACGTCTTCAACGAAGTCGCAGTGCGCGACGGCCAGGTGGTCGGCGTGAACGAGGAAGAGTTCTTCGAAATGGGCAAGCTCAAGCTCAAGAGCCTGCAGAAGGGCGTGAAGATGGCCCTGCAGAAGGACGACAAGCGCTACAACGAGGAATGGACCTCGCTGCTGTGGACGTGCTTTGGCGCCCAGGGCATCGTCGCCACCACCTTCTGGTTCGGCTCGCTGTTCGCTGAGCAGATCCGCTTTCGCTATCAGTCGTTCCCCTTCCTGGAAGCCACAGGCGAGGCCGGCGCCGGCAAGACGACCCTGCTCACCCTGCTGTGGAAACTGTTCGGCCGCGAGGGCTACGAGGGCTTCGACCCGGCGAAGTCCACCAAGGCTGGCCGCAGCCGCCTAATGGGCCAGGTCTCTGGTATGCCGGTGGTGCTGCTCGAATCCGACCGCAGCGGCGACGACAAGAGCCACGCCAAAACTTTCGAGTGGGACGAGCTGAAGGACTACTTCGGCGGTGGCACGCTGGCCACCAAGGGTGTGAAGACCGCCGGCAACGAAACCTACGAGCCACCATTCCGCGGGACTATCGCGATCAGCCAGAACGCCCCGGTGGTGGCGTCAGAAGCGATCATGACGCGAATCGTGAAGCTTCACTTCGTGCGACCACAGGTCACGGTGGAGAGCCGCGCCGCAGCCGACCGCCTGAACGGGCTGGACGGCGCGCTGCTGAGCAACTTCCTGCTGCGCGCGGTCCGCAAAGAGGCCGAGATCCTAGAGCTGTTCGCCGTGCGCCTGCCGGTGTACGAGGCGAAGCTCCGCGCCCTGCACTCGCATTGCTTCGCCTGCGGCACACCGTTCCAGGGCGACGAGAACCAATGCCACCACTGCGGCAGCCAGCTCAGCGGGTACATCCGCGTTGAGCGGATCATCTACAACCACGCCCAGATGCTTGCCCTGCTGGACTGCCTGCGTCTGGTTGTGGACCTCAGCGACCACCAAGTCGACCACACCCGCGCCCAGCTGGTGCGCATGGCCATCGAGCGCCAGGCCTCGATCAGCTCTGACCATCCCGTGGTGGCTGAATTCTGGGAGGTCTACGAGTTCCTGGAAGGGCTCGACGCCGACGGTCCTGTCGTGAACCACAGCAAGAAAGACCACGTCATCGCCATCAACCTCAACGACTTCGTCAAATGCGCAGCCGAGCACCGCCAGAAGCTCGCCGACATCAACGAGCTGCGTGACCGCCTCAAGGACTCCCGCTCCCACAAGCTCATCGAGGTCAACAAAGCCGTCGACAGCGCGGTGCGGGCTCACCAGGCGAAGAGCGGCAACTTCACCATCACCAAGCAACCCATCGTCAAGTGCTGGATTTTCCAAGCCTGACCGAGGAACCCACATGTTGATTCGAGTGTTGATCGGCAACGCGTCCGCTGATGGCCGCAGCCAAATACAGCAGGAAAGGGATCGGCAGGTCGCTGCCGGCCAGGACCACCCAATCATCAACGCAGGCGCCTACGCCGAAGACGGGCTCAACGAGATCCTGGAGGTGCGGGTGAACAGCGGTCAACGCGAGATCCTGGTCGACGACTGCACCAGGGCGCAGATCCATAGCGTGATTGCTTGGCAGGCCAGCGTCGAGGAAGACCCGCGGTTCGAGGACGTGTATGTCCAGCTGGCCCGCCGCAACTGAGTTTCACAGCAAGAGAAGTGGTGCCAGGGAGTTGCAGCTCCCCGGCACCAGCCATACCCAAGGAGAAACGACATGCATGTAGAAACCCCAAAAGTTGGCGCCGAGAAGGCTACCACACCCACCTTCCAGCTCGGCGACGAGGTCACGTTCGTTGTGGGGAGTGGAAGCCGACGCAGCATGCGATTCAGTGTGAAGCACGCCAAGGTTGTGCAACTGGAGAGCGAGCACGCCGTCGTGCAATACCGGAACCATCACTGCATCCGCGTGAAGCTCACTCACCTGACGCTGGCCAGCGAACGGAACGCGCTGACCCGCGCCTTGGTTGGGGAGGCGTCGGAATGACCCAGCAAACCCGCCCACGCCTGGCCAGCCACTCGCTGGATCTGCCAAACCACTGCGACATCTGCAACAAGGCCCGCTCCCACGGCAACCACCAGCGCTGCAGCCAGCTCCGCCAACAGCGCCAATCTGCGTACTGGTCAGCCTATATGGCCAACGTTGAAGCCAAACGGGCACAAGGGGGCCGTCGCAATGCTCGCTAAGCGCAAGCTTTACCATTTCCACCTGTGCTGCGGCCTGGGCGGCGGAGCCAAGGGTTTCAACCGGGCCAAGCCCGTCGTCGGCAACATACAGGCGGAGTGGGAGTGTATCGGCGGGGTAGACGTTGACCCGGCCGGCCTGGCCGACTTCGAGCGCTTGTCGGGCGTCAAGGGCACCTTGATTGATCTGTTCACCCGCGACCAGTACATCCGCTTTCACGGTAACGAGCCGCCAGCAGGTTGGCGCGAGGCAACGCCGGAGGATATTCGGCGTGCGGCTGGTGGCCGTAGGCCGGACGCGGTCTTCATCAGCTCCCCCTGCAAGGGCGCCAGTGGCCTGCTGTCGGAAACTATGAGCCTGACCCCGAAGTATCAGGCGTTGAACGAACTTACGCTGCGCTGCATCTGGCTGTTCGGCGAGGCCTGGAAGGATGACCCGGTACCACTGCTGGTGTTCGAGAACGTCCCCCGCCTGGCCAGCCGCGGCCGGCACCTGCTGGACCAGATCGGCGCATTACTCAGCCACTTCGGCTATGCAGTTGCCGAAACCACTCACGACTGCGGCGTCATCGGCGGCCTTGCCCAAAGCCGCAAGCGCTTCCTGCTGGTGGCTCGCCATGTCGAGAAGGTGCCACCGTTCCTGTACGAGCCGGAGAAGAAGAATCTGCGCGCAGTGGGTGACATCCTCGGGCGCATGCCACTGGCCGGCGATATCGAGCAGGCCGGGCCGATGCATCGGGTACCGGCCCTGCAATGGAAGACCTGGGTTCGCCTGGCATTGGTCGAAGCAGGCAAGGACTGGCGAAGCCTGAACGACCTGTCGATCGAGGACGGCTACCTGCGCGACTTAATCATCGTGCCCCAATTCCGCGACGGCTTCCTCGGCGTGAACGATTGGGCCGAGTCGGCCGGTACTGTGGCGGCTCGCAGTGGACCAACCAATGGCAAGTTCTCTGTGGCAGATCCACGCGCCAAGGCCGGAGCCCTGCAGTACCAGCAATACGGTGTACGCCGCTGGCAGGACACCAGCGGCGCGGTAATCGGGGTCAAGAGCCCAGGACAAGGCACGTTCAGCGTGGCCGACCCGCGCCGAGCCGGTGAAGGCTTCGGCAAGTATCAGGTGACGCCATTCAGTGGAACGGCCAACACCGTAATCGCCGGCAGCACCACCGGCCAAGGTGCATTCGCAGTGCAAGATCCGCGGTACCACAACTGGCACCCCGGCGCGTCGAGCCGCAAGCTCAACGTGGTTGGCATGAACCAGACCGCCGGCACGGTGACCGGATCGCAGCAGGTTGCCAGCGGAGCGCTGTTGATCGCTGACCCACGCCCGGGCATGCGCCGCACCAAGGGCGATGCCTACCTGACGGGTGGCCATTATGGCGTGGTCCCGTGGTCAGGCCCGGCCGGCGCAGTCTCCGCCAGCGCAATGCACGACAACGGGCGCTGGAGCGTGGCCGATCCCCGGCTGCCAGAGGCAAACGACCGGCTCACATGCGTGATCGAGTCGCTCGACGGTACCTGGCACCGCCCATTCACCACCCTGGAGCTGGCCGCCCTGCAAAGCCTGGTAGAGCCCGAGGAGCAGCTCGAACTGGACGGTCTCAGCGACCAGGCCTGGCGCGAGCGAATCGGCAATGCCGTCCCGCCGGCGGCGGCCGAGGCGATAGCCCATGTCATGGGCACCACTCTGCTTCTCGCCGCCCAGGGCGAGACGTTCATGCTCAGCAGCATGCCGATCTGGGTCCGTCCAGTCGCGGTAGGCCTGAGCGTTTCACAGCGGGAGGTCGTGTGATCAGCAGCCCAGTCATCCGCCACCACGGAGGCGGCCGCCAGAATCCCCGGGGCGGAGTTCTAGTCGTACACCATGGGACGCCGGCCGTATGATTGATCAGCACCAGCCTGGCGCGGTCCTGACGTTCCAGGACCTGCAGCGCCTCACGGGGTACACCCGCCGGTCTGGAGTGGAGCAAGCCCTGCGAAAGCAGGGCATCCGTTGGTTCTGGGGGCGCCATGGCCCCTGGACTACCATTGACCTGGTCAACCAGGCCGGCGGCAAGACGCCGGTCACCGAGAAATACGACAGCGAGATCCTATGAGGCGGACCCGTAAACACAACCCGCACATTCCCGCACACATTGATCAGGCCGCCATTCCGGCGGCCGTTTTTTTTGACCACCGCTGGGAAGGTACCTGGTACACCTCATGGCGAGACGAGGGCGGCAACCGCAAGCGGATGAACATCGCCGGCCGTACCGCGACGCTCGGGGATCTGCACCGGATCATGGAGGAGAGGAACGGCATTGATCGGGAAAGCCTCAATCACCTGTGCAAAGAGTTCCACGCCAGCGCACAGTGCAAGCGGCTCGCAAAGAAAACCCGTGACGATTACGAGTACTCCCGCGACGTGCTGCTGGCCATCCCGACCAAGCTGCAGAAGCCACTCGGCGAACTGTCAGTGCGCAAGTTCACCTCGGCCCTGGTGCAACGCCTGGTCGACCGGATCGCCGACGAGGGGACCCCGTCGAAGGCCGCGCACGTTCTTCGCTACTTGCGACGGGTTATGCAATGGGGCCGCAACCGCGGTTACCTGGAAATCAATGTCGCCCTAGGCATCGAAGCGCCGGCCGAGCGCAAGCAGCGCCGCCTGCCGAACCCCAAGGTCATGGGTGAACTGATCGCACGAGCGCACGCTATGGGGCAGCTCACACGCGGACAGCCTGGGGCCTGCCCGGCTTACCTGGGCTACGTGATGGAGCTGGCCTACCTATGCCGCCTGCGCGGCATCGAGGCCGTCACACTCACCGATGCGAACGAGCTGGAGGACGGCGTACAGACGAACAGGCGTAAGGGCAGCCGGGACAACGTGGTGTGCTGGACGCCCAGGCTCCGCGCTGCCTGGGAGGGCGCCAAATCGTACAGGCGTCGTATATGGGCCAGCCAGTCCTACCCTATTCCAACATTGGCCGAGCGCCGCTTCGTTATCGTGGCGGCCCATGGCGGCCAGTTGCAGAAGAGCAGCCTGGACAGCACCTGGCAGCGCTTCATCACCAGGGCGATCAAGGACGGCGTCATCACCGAGGAGCAGCGCTTCGCATTGCACGACCTCAAACGGCGCGGCATCACCGACACGCCCGGCGACCGCAAGCAGAAGCAAGACGCCAGCGGCCACCGAGACGAAGCCATGCTCGACATCTACGACTTCAGCCTTCCTCGAGTATCTCCATCTGCCGAATGATGTGGCATTCCTTACCGCCAATGTGATTACACTCGGTCATCACCCACAAAGGAGCGGTGTTATGTCCGAAAATAAAGCCAGCAATCCGTTTGCCGATTTGCCACTACATCACCTCTTGTTTCTCAAGCTACGCGATGGCGGCGGTGCGGCCAATGTCGCCCCAGGTGTCGCTGAAATGCATGGCATTTCCATCCAGGAACTGAAGGATCACTGTCAGCGCGCAGCAGAGGAAATCGCGGCTGAGCGGCCATTGGAGGTGTATGAAATTCCTGTACTCAACTGGGCACGCAGTTGACGCCAGCTACAAGCTTCTCTTGAAACAGGCCCCCACACTCCATTGGGATGTGCGGGGCCTTTTGCTGTCAGCTGATTTTGTCGCCCCCAACACCACGTACCAACACAAGCAGAGACTATATGGTTTCTGCCCGTCAGCATGCTCGGCACGTACCAGAGAATCACGTAACCCATTGAATCACATACTGTGAGCAGGGTTCTTGTAATCAGTAGGTCCCGGGTTCGATTCCTGGTGCCGGCACCATATCCAGCTCCATCGCGTTCCACCGAATGCCTTGGAAGCCCCTAAAACCCGCCCTTTGGCGGGTTTTTTCGTTCCAGGACCCTCCGTCGGGATCCAACAAAATACCCCATCCCCGGGGGTATTTTTAGGGTACAGCGTCTTCCCAGCATGGAGAACGTACCCTTATGCCACGTCTAGCCGTTCCTCTCAGCGACCTCAAATGCCGTACGGCGAAACCTCGCGAACGCGCCTACAAGCTGTTCGACGGTGGCGGCATGTACCTCTTCGTGAAACCCAACGGCGTGAAAACGTGGCGATTGCGCTACTTCAAGCCCAGCGGCAAGGAAGGCACGCTGATCATCGGCAACTACCCCATCATCTCGCTGGCCGTCGCGAGGACCAAGC